GCATCGCTATCATCTGCGGAGCTGTCTCCTGTAACCTCGAGGTCATCGATGTGGATTGCAAATACGGCATCAACTTCGACCATTACATTGAGAGAATAATGGAGGCAAACCGCGAGCTGTTGAGCCGCCTATTAATCATCGAGACTAAGTCAAAGGGATATCATATTTATTACCGATGTGAATGCATTGAGGGCAACCAAAAGCTCGCAGAGCGACCAGCAACAGATGATGAGCTCAATGACAATCCAAATGTCAAGCAATGCGTTTTGATTGAGACGCGAGGCGAGGGTGGGTATGTCATTGCTCCTCCAACTGCCGGGTACAACCCCATTCAAAAAAATGAGATACCTCTCATTACCATTGATGAGCGTGACACTTTGCTCAGTATCGCGCGCAGTTTCAATCAGATAGTTGAGCAAATCAAACAGCCGACCATACCCCACAACAATGACAAGCTCACAGTTTGGGATGACTACAACAAACGCGGTGATGTGGTTGCGCTATTGGAGAAACATGGTTGGCGCAAAGTCAATGAGTATGACAACAAAACATATTTCCTCAGACCGGGCAACACTACCAGTGCATCCTCTGCTGTGCTGTTCAATGACAGCAGAATATTTTATGTACACACAACATCCTCCATATTCGAAACAAAGGGATACAATCCATTTGGAGTGTACACCATGCTTGAGTGCAAAGGTGACTACAAAAAGGCAGCGCGTGAGCTCAGCGACATATACGGTGTAAAGAATGACAATGGATGGTTTTGGACATACACCAAATCGGGAGCTGTGCAAATATCAAAATACAACCTGCAACAATGGCTATACTCAAACCATTATCAATTGTATTTTCATGACTCAAAATCAGGTGTGTACAGGCTCATCCATGTCGACAACAAAGTAGTGCGCGAGGTGTATGCTGAGGACTTAAAAAAGTACATCAAAACAAAGCTCATCGATGCCGGTCATTATGATGTCATGGAGTCAATCATTAGGCACACCAACAGCATTTTCAATGACTCATTCTTTGAGTACATCGACCGCTCAGACATAAAGATACTGCGCGACAAAGCAGACACATGCTATTTCCCATTCAGCAATGGCATTGTTGTCACCAACAAAGACAAAGTCAACATCATCAAATACGGCAGCATAAATGAGGCAATATGGAGCACACAGATCATTGACTTTGACATTTACATCAATGACCAGTTTGAGCCTAAAATGTCAAAGTATTACGAGTTTATTGAGAAAATCAACGGTGATGATCCTGAGCGCATTGAGTATGCAATGACACTCATCGGCTATGTCCTACACTCTTACAAAGATCCATCGAAGCCATTTGCACCAATACTCGCAGAGGAGACGGATGATGAGGCAAAGGGAGGAGGTACCGGTAAAGGGATATTTTTTCAGGCCATCAGCAAGCTCATACCAACAGTGCGCATTGATGGCAAAAACTTTAAGCCGGACAAAACATTTGCATTTCAGCGCGTGAGCTTAGGTACAAAATTGGTTGTCATTGAGGACTGCCCTAAAAATGTGGACTTTGAGAAGTACTACCCAACCATTACTGAGGGTATGACCATTGAGAAGAAAAACAAAGATGAGCTGTTTTTGACCTATTCAGAGAGTCCAAAGATTGCATTTACAACAAACTACTCCATCGCTAACAACGCAGAGCACGCAAAGCGCAGGCAGAAGGTATTGGAGTTTGCTCCATTTTTCTCGAGTCAGCGCACACCATTGGATCACTTTGGGCACAAATTATTTGATGACTGGGACAATGATGAGTGGCAAAAGTTTTACAATCTGATGTTTTACTGCGTTAAATTGTATCTTGACAAAGGTGTCAAGTCAATGCACAACAGCGACAAATTGAGGAAAAAACAAATCAAACAGCAATTTGGGGAGGACTTTTTGGAGTATTTGACCGACCTCATAGAGCATCAGGGAGAGTGGAAATTCATGACTGATGAGTGGAAAAATTATCTGCAAAGGTATGAGCTGGACAAAAAAGAGTACTCCCTCAAACGATTTAAAAAGGGTTTAGAAATCGGTAGTAAGATTATGGAAATCAATTTTATCGATCGTAAAAATCAGCAAAACAATGGTTTGAAGGAGTTTAAGATAGGGAAAAATATTGATACGTGGAAGCCAATGGAGACGGAAAGTATCGATTTGAGTGATGGAAATACCGATTTATTTTAAATCAATCCGTTGTAATCAATTGATACTCAATGCGAAAATTAAATTTAGTATCAATAGTATCGATTATTTATAATTATTTAACTAAAGTAATAAAATATAATAAATAATAAAGAGTAAGAAAATGGCAAAAATCGATAAAATCAATCCGAAGTGGTTTGGAAAGTCAATTTACCGATACCATTTGAGGAGCTCAGAGAGTAAATACAGTTATCGGTTTGTTTCAACCGAAATAACACCAATTCAAGCCATTGAGATCATGAGGGATCACATCCCTCCTAATGGAGCTTATCGGTTATTTTGTAACGGTGAACAGATTTACAACTACTCAGCACGCAAAAATCCCGGTGTGAAAAATAAAAAAACTGGGGACACTTGGAAAAATATTGTTGAATTTTGTATTGACAACGGATATACACGAAAAAAAGCACAGGAAGTCATAAGACGCAAAACAGATATTTATGAGTACATATATTTTGACAATTGAGGTGGCAGTGGATGCCGATGACATTTTACAAGCAATTAAAATGGGAGAAAAAATATCTGAGGAAAACAATGGAAATCTCAAAAATATTGTTGAAATTTGATATTAATGCGAAACGATATCATCAGTGAGCTGTACCAGTCCAAAGAGGTCAACGAGTTGATATCGAAAATCCGTCCGGTAGAATTACAGGATGATTTAAAACAATATGCATTTGCTGTACTACTGGAGAAGCCTGAGGCATTTATCATCGATTTACACAATAAAAAACAGCTGAGGTATTTTCTTGTAAAAATTATCACGAATAGTGTTTTTACAAACCGCTCAGGTTTTATGACACTTCATAAACTTACAAAGGATTTAGATGTTGATTGCATTAGTGATGTTGAGAATGAGTCAAGTAATTATCATGATTTACTTGACAGCTGCAATACTGAGATTAAAAATGTGTACTGGTACAATGCTGAGCTTTTGAATTTATATGCTCAACATGGATCATATCGCAAAGTGAGTGAGGTCACAAACATACCAGTCAAGTCAGTGTACAATGCAATCAAAAAGGCAAAAGAAACAATAAAGCAAAAAATATGGAAATAATCTACGCGGTATGCTTAGCATACATTTGGGTAAATGTTTTACTCGTACCCTATCGGTTTAAACAAGTGTTTAATTTCAAACCAATGAATTGTACAACGTGCTTGAGCGGTTGGCTCACACTTGCATTTGTTGGGTTTAAATGGGAGGTACTTCCAATGATGGCGGTTGCAATGGTACTCCAAATATTATTGGATGGTTTAATTCGCAAACTATGATGAGGATAATCGGTTTAGTCAATCAGAAGTCAGCACCTGATTATCACAGGGTGTATACTCCTCTAATGAATATGGAGGCTGATGTATTCATTACCAACAAACTAACTGAGGAGCATTTGGAGAAGGGATGTGATGTGTTGGTTGTCAACCGGTTTGCGTTTTACAATCCTGCGGATGATATTTATGCATGGCGTGACAAATATGGTTTCAAGCTCGTTATTGATATTGATGACTTCTGGATATTGGAGGCAGGGCATATACTCGCACCATACTGGGAGGTTAACAATGTTTCCAATGTTATCATTGACAACATGATCAGGGCGGACATTGTCACGTGTACTCATTGGAGGTTGGCAGAGCACATATCAGTGTACAACAAAAATGTGTACATACTACCCAACGCTATACCAATGGGATTTGAGCAGTACAATATTGACCGCATATACTCAGACAAAGTGAGGTTGATGTGGCAGGGATCAATCACGCACATTGATGATGTTGCAATACTTCGCAATCCAATGAAGCGCATATCAGGTGACAGTCACCTGTCCAAAAAAATACAAACTGTGTTTGGAGGGTATGTGCCAAAGATGGATGACTGCGATCACATGCTGTCATCATTTACCTGTGGGTTAAAATTGGATACAAAGATATTCAATGCGATGTCCTCATTTGATTATTTCCAAATTTACAATCATGCCGATGTTTGCATGATTCCATTGGTTGAGAATAGGTTTAACAAACACAAATCAAACCTCAAAATATTGGAGGCAGCTGCGGCAGGTTTGCCGGTCATTGTCAGCCATGTTGATCCTTATCTCGATTTTCCTGAGCATTGTGTGTACTATGTCAAAAAGCAATCGGACTGGTACAATGGGGTGAAGTACATGACATCCATCGACATGACACGCGACATATTTGCAAAAAATTTATCTGAGTATTGCGAGTCACAATACAACTTTAAAAAGATTAATAACCAAAGAGCTGATATTTATGCAGGAAAACAACAGGGCATTTTTGGATAGTCAAAGAGGCCACTACATCACATTGACACAGGCAGGCTTTATTCAAAACCTGACCAATGACATCAGGCAACAATTTGTGAACGTGATCCGGGAGGAGTTCAATCCGGGTTACCTGTGCTGCTTGCATTGTCAGGCGGATGTGGCTGAGATGATCAGGTTTGCCTATACACAATACGATTTAAAACTGGAGCAATATGGAAAGGAGCAAAACACAGCTGAAAGTTCTGATGATAGCGGACGAGCTGGAAAAACTGCAAAAAGAAAACGTAAAATATAAAGATAGCGACATTTGGCAAAAAATGGCGTTAGCTCCTCGAACGTATCAACGCCTAAAATCAAAAGCCCTCGCAGAGCTACAGAAACGCGCCAAAATTCGCGAAACGGCGTTAAATAGTACTATCACCCTCGAAACCATAGAGAAGGCGAAAAACGGGCTAAAAACAACCTTAGAATTGGAGGAGCAATTATGCCGCATTGCGATGGGTGATATTGATGTGACAGAAACAACGTTGACACCGGATGGAATGATTGACCATCAGCGCAAACCATCCCCATCCGAAATGACGGCAGCCATCAGGGAGCTGCTCAAACTTAGGGGTGCTTATGCGCCTGAGAAAATCGACCATCAAATCAGCCAATATCAAGTGACATTAAATCTAAAATAAATGAATAAGTTTATCCATTCAGGCGCAACCGGTGACCTCATCTTCTCACTGCCAACCATCAGGACGATGGGAGGAGGAGATTTGTACATCACCAATTTTGACAAGCAACGCTCAGAGTCAATCAAAAAGCTGATTGAGTTACAACCGTACATCCACAATGTTGTGGTCACTGATCATCCGCCTGAGGGCATTGACCTAAATTTGTTCAGGCAGCATGCAGGGCACCATTCCAATTTGGTTGAGGCGCATTTCAAAGGTCAGGGCATCCCCATTGATGAGACATGGAGGGATGGATGGCTGACACTACCTGAGCCAAACTTTCAATTGTTTCCCGGCAAAAAGTACAGCGTCATCAACCGAACAACTAATTATGCCGATCCAAACTTCGACTGGGCAAAGGAGGTTGAGTATTTGTTGACCATATCAGATAAGGTGTATTTTTTGGGGTATGTAAAGGAGTGGCAGTTGTTCAATAACACATTCGGCACAAATGTCGAGTTTGCCGATTTGGATTTCAAGCATGGCGCATACCTGATTAAAAATGCGGTTATGTTTACAGGGTGTTATTCTGCATGGTCAACCATTGCGATGGGGTTGGGGTTGACATACCGACTCGAGCAAGCTCCCGGACACACATGCTCATCATTATTAATGGAAAGAGAAACAATTGTAAATGTATAGTCAAGCGAAACAGGATGATTTTGTGCTTCACATGATGGGGGGCAAAATCGGTGATTATTTGGAAATAGGTGCATCGCATCCTATTAATATCAATAACACATATCTATTGGAGCAACACGGATGGACAGGGTTGAGCATTGATATTGATGATTGTTGCAAAGATATTTGGGCAGAGAAACGAAAGAATCCTTTAATTATTGCAGACGCATTAACATTTAATTACCCACATAAAGAGCGCATTGATTATTTACAGATTGATGTCGAGCCATCAGAAACAAATTTCAAAGCATTGCTGCAAGTTCTAAAAAGCAAAACAAGATTTTCAATAATTACGTATGAAACAGATGCGTATCTTGATGACAGCTTTGTGCAGCCCAGCCGACAAATACTGCAAAGTCATGGGTACAAATTGATATATCCCGATGTGCTTTGTGAGTTTGGCGCATTTGAGGACTGGTACATTGATACATCAGTTATTGATATAGATTTATTCAAAACATTCAATTGAAAAAAATAGCATATACCCGGCCATTCATTTACAACTACCAGCGCGCCATCTTAGACAGCGATGCGAGGTTTACCGTCACTGAGGCATCCACAAAGGTTGGCAAAACAGCCAGCCATATCATTTGGCTGTTTGAGCAGGCATTGACACTTAAAGAGAATCAATCAGTATGGTGGGTGGCACCAGTGTACAGTCAGGCAGAGATAGCATTCAACAGGATGAGGGCACAGGTCAGCGACAAAGGATTTTTCAAAGCCAATGAGACAAAGCTCAAATTGACGCTACCAACAGGATCACACATCCAGTTTAAGTCAGCAGAGAAGCCGGACAACCTGTATGGCGATGATGTGTATGCTGCGGTGTTTGATGAGTTTACCAGAGCACGTGAGGAGTCATGGTATGCATTGAGGTCAACGCTCACAGCTACCAATGGCAAATGCAAGTTTATCGGTAACGTAAAGGGCAAAAAGAATTGGGGGTATAGGATGGCACAAAAGGCAAAGTCAGGTGAGCCAAACTTTGCACACTTTAAAATAACGGCATACGATGCAGCAGCTGAGGGGCTGTTGACAATGGATGAGATTGAGCAGGCCAAACGTGATTTGCCTGAGGCGGTGTTTAAGGAGCTGTATTTGGCGGAGGCGGCTGAGGATGGCAGCAATCCATTCGGGTTGGCATACATCAACCAATGCACATATCCCATCAGCACACTGCCGGCTGTTTGCTTTGGTGTGGATTTGGCAAAGTCGAGTGACTGGACTGTAATCATCGGACTCGACAAAAATGGAGCGGTGTGTCATGTGGATCGCTTCCAAAAGGATTGGCGGCAGACAACGCGCACCATCCTCGATTTGCCGATGGCTCAGATAGCCATTGACTCCACAGGTGTTGGTGATCCGATAGCTGAGGACATTGCCCGGATACGTGATGTGGAGATGTTCAAATTTACGAGCAACAGCAAACAACAAATCATGGAGGGGTTGGCATTAGCAATACAACAGCGGCTCATCCAATTCCCTGAGGGACACATCAAAGATGAGCTCGAGCAGTTTGAGTTTGAGTTCACGCGTACTGGGGTGAAGTACTCTGCGCCTGCCGGGTTGCATGATGACTGTGTTTGCTCGCTGGCATTGGCATGGCATAAGTACAGGAACGGCGCGAGGGGATCAGGGCATTACGCAATAATATAGAAACAAATCAGTAAAAATGATATTTACATTTAGGATACCGAAGTGGTCAAAGATTAGCGTTGAGATGTATCAGTACATCAACGATATCAATGACAGCGAGATGGATGAGACCGACAAGCTATTGATGACATTGACAGCGTTGACCGGTAAGACAGAGAGGCAACTGGATAAACTTGGGATGAGCAAGCTGGGGATGTTGAGGTTTACGATGTTGGTTAACCGGTTAAAAAAGAGGTTAAAGGTATTGGCAGTAAAGGGCAAACCAGTACAAAAGCTCTCGGGGTTTAAATTCATTGGTGATGTTGAGCGGTTGACATTTGGTAAGTACATTGAAATACAGCATTTTTTTAAGCTCGGGCAAGTTGAGAGTTTGCATTTTGTTGCGGCATCAATGTGTGAGAATGAGGATATAAGTCACCAACAAAGGGCGGCTCGTATTTTACAGCTCCCATTTTTGCCTGTGTTTTGGACTGTGGTCAATATGCTCGAGCAATTGACGGCATTCAATAACGAGTACAAAGGATTGCTGGGCATTGATGAGGAGGTTGATGAGGAGTTGAAGCCTGAGCAAAACAAATTCAATGAGCGGTATGGATGGATTTACTCAGCAAAAAAAGTGGCTGATTTTGAGGGGGTAAAATTGGAGGAGGCGTTTGATTTACCAGTTAGGCAGGCATTCAATGATTTGGCATATTTAAAAGAGTTAAGCAATTACGAATACGAGTTAAACAAAAAACAACTTGGCGGCATCATCAATTAGCAGACGGCAACAGCAGGCAATCGAAAGAAATTTGATTGACCTTAATAGTGATGAGCCATACCAGTACAAAGAGCTTGACGCACAACCATTGGAGATTGCATTGTACAATGTTGCGGCAGCTTTTATTGATGCGGCAGCGACTAACTTGAACGAAGCTGACCGGGTATCCTCAGGCGATCTGTTAAATTCAATCAAGCCATCAGAGATACAAGTGCTCGGCAAAGTATTTACCATTGACATATCGGTACTCGATTACTACAAATTTATCGACAAAGGTGTAAAGGGTTGGCAGTCAGGTGCGCCATCAGATAGTCCGTATGCATTTAAAAAACCTGAGAAGGGAGGCAGTGGGCAAAAGAAATCAGAGATGGTGACCGCCATCCGAAAGTGGTTGATCAAAGAGGGACTGGCATCACGTACACTCAGCCGCAAGTCACCAACACATGCCATCAGCTCACGTGAGAAGCGCAGGCAGAAAATCACAGATACATCCACATCGCAAGCCATTGTCATCAGTGGAATGATCAGAAGACATGGATTGAAAAAGACAAACTTCTGGACTGATGCAGAGGCAACAGCTACAAAGGCAGCAGAGGCGGAGTTTGATCAAGCATTGCAAATTAGTATAATAAACAGTTTATGAGTTACGATTTAAAATATGAGCCAGTTGAGTTCTCATCCGCGCATGGGGATTTGGTGTATGTGGTATTTGATACGGTGAAAGCAAATTCGCCATCATTCCCAAATTTCAAATATGTGGCGGATGTGTATGTCGGTGGGGTGATGGTCAGCAGGCTAAAGGCATTTCCTGATCCTGTCAACAACTTTGGTGTGTTCAATATTGGTAACATTGTGCGTAATTATGTTGACAGTCAATTGAGCAATCCTGATTTCACATCAATACAGAGTGACGTACTCGACAACTATTTTGCATCTGTACAGGTGAAGTTTGGCAATGAGTATGGAGCGACTCCAACACTTACAACAAACTTGCTATTGTCTGATCTTACAAATTTTTACAGTTACTACACTGGTAGGTTGGTAGGTACTGCGCAACAAAACCTCTCAACATATTATGGAAACTTTGCGACAACGAGGCCAACGCGTACGAGTGTGATGTCAAATGCAACAATCAATCTGTTGTCATTGTTTCCAAATGACAGCAATGGTACATTGACAGTCATCACATACAATCAGGCAGGCTCAGTATTAGCAACTGAAACAGCAACTATTGACATCAATGATCCTGATTATTTAAATGTATTGAATTTATCTCCATCCGTTTTGTCTGATATATTGAGTTTATCATTTGACAATGCAGCATATTACACTGTGCAGTATGTACCTGATGATGAGCCAGCTGAGTATGTCAGCAGGGTGTATCGTTTTGATTTGGATTGCGAGCCGCGATATGAGGTGTATACATTGCATTTTTTAAATCGGTTGGGAGGATATGAGTCATACTCATTTAGCAAAAGGTCAAAGCGGTCAATTGACATCCAGCGCAAAGATTTTACAAAATTGAAGTATACCATTGACAGCAATGGTGACATGCAGTACAATAATGGGGTTGTCATGAATGATGACTCTGTTACCTATTACGGCAACTTTAAAGAGAAATTGGAGCTCAATTGCGATTGGCTGACTGAGGATCAATTGACATGGTTGAGTGAGCTGGTGAAAAGTCCACAGGTATACATTCAGAGCAATGGGTATCTCGTACCGTTCAAAATTACAGATCAGTCCTTTGAATATAAGCAAAGGGCAGGCGATAGGAATTTCAATTTGAAAATAGCCGGTGAGTATGGCGATGTAAAAAATGTACAATACAGATGATAACTGAGTTATTTGTTGAGAATTATCCGGTCGACATATCATCAGAGATTGATGCGCTGATGACGTACTGCATCGATGATATTAAGGATTTCAGCAGCCGCAATACATCATTCAGTAAAACCATCATCATACCGGGTACTGCCAAAAACAACAAAGCATTTGGCAATATCTTTGAGATGGGCTCAGGGACATTTACCAGTGATGACTCCCCAAACATTGGAGCGAATTACAATATCGCAAAGGCGGCAAAGTGCATTATGTTTCAAGGCAATTTGCAAGTGTTTAAAGGTGTCATTCGCATCCTTAAAATTGTTATTGATCGTAACCGCATAGAGTATGAATGTGCTTTATTTGGAGAGCTCGGAGGTTTTATCAGCGCGTTGGGTGTAAAGAGGTTAGAGGATTTGGATTTCTCAGCGTATGACCACACGTTTAATTTGACAAATATTGAGGACAGCTGGAATACTTTATTTGAGTTCACATTTGAGTACTATATTGATTATGGGTATCCTGTAAATGCTGCGGTATTCTCATCATTTAACAGCGCGCAGAGCAAAATATATTTGTCAACAACAGTTGATTTGAATGTGTGGCAGGTTGGATTGACATTCACTGTGTCAAACTATCCAGCAAACAATGGCACGTACACAATAACAAATGTTGAAAATGTGAATATCCCATCCAATGTGGCTGGTGTTATTTCACCATTTTACAGAGCTGTGATAACTGTTGATGAGGCGATACCAGCAACAGGATGGGACATTGATACTTTATTTACATTGAATGCACAAAAGGGCGCAGGGTATTATTACCCATTGATTGACTATGGCAAAGCGAGCACCGACAAACATGATTACAAATACACAACATTTCGCCCTGCGTTATTTGTAAAGGAATACATTGACAAAATAATAACTGGCAGCGGTTACACATACGAGTGTGCGTTTTTTGATACTGAGTTTTTTAAGAGGTTAATTGTACCAAATAATAGAAATGCTTTAGAAAAAAATGAGCAGCTGAGTATTGAGGGGAATATTGATAACTTTTTCAATATTAATAATCTCGGTGTAATTGATACATATTTACCAATTGATTATACAACTTTAACAGGGTTTACAACTGCCGATGATATTAATTTTACAAACACATCACTAATTGGTACACAATTTAGTTTTAGTGCATCAGGTACTTTAATAATAAAAACAACATATTTCAACAATCCTAATTTTATTGTCGGGTTATATTTAGATGTCAATGGTACTGAGAATGCTGTAATATACAGCGCAACAGTTAATGTCATAAATAATGTAGCATATTATACATTAAATTTTAATCATTCTTTTACTGCTGGGTTACAAACAAATGATGTAATAAGATTTAGATTAAGAACGGACAATGTTTTGGAGGCTACATTTACAGGCACATCAGTGAGTGTAAATTCAAATCAGATATTGCCATTGCCAGTGACGGTTGGTGATCCAGTTAAGCTAAACGAAAACCTACCCAAAAACATACTGCAAAAAGATTTTTTCTCATCCATTGTAAAGATGTTCAATCTGATGATTGTGGAGGATAAAAATATCGCAAACCATCTGATCATCAGTCCTTACAATGATTTTTATGACATTGATCCCGACAATGCTTTGGACTGGACATACAAGCTGGACAGAGCAAAGCCATTGCAAATCACTCCGATGTCAGAGGCAAATGCGAGATATTACAATATCAAGTTCAAAACTGACTCTGATTTTTACAATGACAAATACAAAAAGAAGTACAATACCGGTTATGGTGATGTTATTTTTGACAATGCTTTGGACTTTGCTAAAGAGAGCATCACCAAAGAGGTGATATTCTCATCATCGCCATTGGTTGGGTATCCTGAGGAGGACAAAATTGTGTGTCCTATTTTCAAATGGGATGGGGTGCAACCTGAGAATGAGGAGCAAATCGGCTCAACCATTAGGATCATGCAGGTCAAAAAAATTGAGGATGTGACATCATGGGATATATTGGATACCGACAATGATGTGCTCGGCAGCTTTACCGATTATCCCTATGCAGGGCATTTTGATGATCCGGACAATCCTGCCAGTGATGTAAATTTTGATGTGACAAAGGAGCTGTACTACCAATTGACTGAGGGTATTTTGACAAATAACCTATTCAATACGTTTTGGTTGCCATACATGTATGAGATAATTGACAAAGACAGCAAGCTATTAACGGCAACATTTAGATTGAATGAGCAGGATATTAATCAGCTCGATTTCTCAAAATTGATATATATAGATGGAATACTTTACAGGCTCAGCAAAATCATTGACTACAATGCCAGTCAGCGCGATGTGTGCAAAGTGGAGCTGTTAAAGGTGATGCAGTTAACATACACAGCGGCAAATGCTTTTAATTGTATTGCGACTGAGGATGCTGAGTGTATCAATACTGAGCTGGATGATCCATTAACTGTGGAATAAAAAAAATAATATGTCGATAAAAATATCTGAGCTTGATCCTGTGGTTACCATAAGCGGTGGCGAGTTTATCCCGGTAGTGCAGGATGGAGAAACAAAAAAAGCAAAGGTTGATGATACACTTGGATACAAAGTTTATCGAGCTGTTGTCAGTTATAATGCAACAACTGATGTAATAACAACAACAGTTGAGCAGGATAATTTTTTGGATATTAATATCACAAAGCCATTGAGTGGTGTATTTTATATCAATTCAGATGATGACCAATACACAGAAAACAAAACACTTGTATTTATTAGTCAAAACAATAACAAAAACAATATCATACCATACAATTTTGTGTTTTATACAGCATTTAGGCAAAATGCAGGGCGCATCATTTTAACCGCTCGCGGTATTAATTTAGGGGAGCAAGAGGTTGATTTTGTCGATTTAGTAACTGATTTATCAATCGAAATACGAGTTTATCCATAAAATAAAAAAGAATGCCAAAGATTAGTGAATTGACAAGCGTGTCAAGTTTAACAGGAACGGAGGAGCTGCCGGTTGTTCAAAGTGCATCAACCAAAAAAGCAACAGTAAATGATTTGCTGGGGTACAAAGTTTATGTCGCATTGGTTGCATACGATACACTTGGTGATCAGATGGTTGTCCAAACATTTAGGGATGACTTTGGTGATATTACCGTCACACGAGTAAGCGCAGGGCAATATAATATTGCGAGCTCAGGAGGGTTATTTGAGACAAATAAAACACAGGTATTTATCAGTCAGGACAACAATACTGGTGGTGGTGGTGATGGTAATTTTGTTTATAATCAAGCATTTAGGGAAAACAGCAGCAATATAAAGATATTAATTAATGATGTTGATGTTGTCAATGGAGGGAATACAGCTGGTGATTTTATGAGCGGTTTATCAATTGAGGTTAGGGTTTACCCATAAAAATATAAAATATGAGTCAGGTTGAAATAGGAGCAAAGGTCTCGGTCGATACCGGAAGTGCGGCGCAGAATGTGTTGACATTGCAGCAATCGGTTGCTAAATTAAAAGAGGAGTTTAAAAATTCAGCGACTGGATCGGAGGAGCAAAAACAGGCATTTATAAAATTACAGCAAGCTCAAAACGAGTTAAAGAAAGCCAACGGAGATTTACAAAAATCAATGAAGGGCACAGAGGATGCAGCAAAATCCGGAGGTGAAAAGTTCTCAAATCTAAAGGGACAAATGTCTGCCATCAGTCCAGCAGCAGGCGGAGCAGCTGATGCAGCCAGTAAATTCAATGGGGTGTTAAATATCCTCAAAGCAAATCCCATCATCGCGATATTGACCATATTGGTTGCCATCATCATTGGACTGGTAAATAAGTTTAAGGAAATGGATGGCGCAGCTGATGCGATGGGTGATGCATGGGCAGAGGTAAGCGGTATATTTCAGAAGTTTTTGAATATGGTGTTAACACCATTGATTGATGGGTTTGTTGCGCTCATTGGATTTTTGACAACCGCTGTTGAGTGGATTGCCGACAAAATGGGGGTAGCATCTGTTGAGACATCAAAGCGCATGGGCACATTGGCAAAGACAATCAGGGAGCTGGAGGATGCGCAAAAGGATCAAGCTCTCGCAACTGCTGAGTCAAACAGGAAATTGCAGGAAGCGCGTGAGATTGCAGGCGATGCCAATGTACCAATCAATGAAAGGATAAAAGCATTAAAGGAAGCAGGGCGAATTGAGAAGGAGGAGCTTGACAAAGTGGTTGCATTAAATGTCGCAAAGACAGCGGCACAAATGGAGCAAATGGCATTGGAGATGGGAGCACGTGCCAGTGTTATTGCACAAATCAAACAGGGTACTTTAGAGTCATTGAAGGCGGCGAGGGCGGAATTGTTGAGCATGAAAAATGTCAACAAAGACAAATTGTATGCGTTGGATCAACAGATTATTGATGCTGAGAATGCAGCTGCACAATCCGCAAAAATTGGTAAAAAAGTCAATTCACAAATCGAGGGTTTAAATAGGGAGCAAATCCAAAAGGACAAAGAGGCTGCAAATGAAAGAAAAAGGATTGCAGCTGAGGCGCAAAAAGAAAGGGAAAGGGTTGCAAAGGAGGAGGCTGACAAAAAGAAAAAATTTGATGATGATGTTGCTGCGAGGGTTAAGGCATGGAATGATAATTTTATCGCACAGGCAAATGAGACGGATGCGCTAATATTAAAAAATAGATTGAGTGCAATCACTGATGCAAATGTAAGGGCGCAGATGGAAATTGAGGTGGCAAGACAGGCAGAGATTGACAAGCAAATGGAGTATTTGAACAAAGGACTCATTGATCAGGAAACATACAATCAGCGCAAAGCATTAATCGATGAAAACTACAACAGGCAGCAAGCCACACTCAGTGATAAAATAAGAGCTGACAAAAAGAAAAAAGAGGATGAGGATGCAGCGGCAGAGTTAAAAAAGAAACAGGAAAAAGCGCAGGCGGATATTGATGAGCAAAATGCATTGGCAAATGATGAAGCATTGTCATTAATATTGAGGCAACAGGCATTAGACAAAGAGGTTTTATTGGTTAAGGATGCCTATGATAAAAAGCTGTTGTCTGCTGATGCATATAAAAAGAAAATGAAGGAGCTGGAGGACTCCCAAACTAAAATAACACAAAAGGGATTTGAAGCAAGAGCACAATTGTTGCAGGAATGGTCGAAGGCATTGAATGCTGTCTCTGATGTTGTGGGCAAACAAACAGTTGCAGGAAAGGCCATGTCTGTTGCAGCAGCTTTGATTGATACTTATCAAGCAATTGCAAAAGCTAACAAATTGGGATTTCCTATAAATATACCGGCTACGATAGCAGCGGCGGCAACTGGGTTTGGAGCTGTTAAAAATATCTTATCTGTTAAAGTGCCGGGACAGGGTGGCGGCGGTAGTATGCCATCGGGATCAATGCCATCAGCACCATTGGCACCATTGGCAAATACATCAACAACATCACTTAGCGGTCAAACACTTGCAAGCATGCAGGCAACACCAGCGAGAGCGTATGTTGTTGAGGCGGATGTTACAAATAATCAGGAAAGAATAAGCCGCATAAACAGGGCGGCACGTATTGACTAATAAATAAAAAAATAAAAATGGACAAAAAAATACCAACGTATTTACTGGTGATTGATGACTCAGTCGATAGTGAGCTACAAGTTGACGCGATTGCAATGGTTGACGCGCCTGCCATTGAGCGTAATTTTTTAGCATTTAAGGAGCAATTTGTTGAGCCTGCAAAGGGGGAGCATAAAGACAAATTTGTACCTCGTTGCATTGAGTATGTCATCGGTGAGGGCAAAGAGCCTGATCAGGCGGCAGCCATTTGCAACAGCATTTGGGAGGAGCATTTTGCTGCGGACTCATACACTGACTATCCAAAGGCGGCGAGTGAGAATGCAAAGACAGCATTGAGATGGGCAGAGGAAAACGGATGGGGTGATTGCGGAGAGGCTTCCGGGAAAAATCGTGCCCATCAGCTCGCAAATAATGAGCCGATCAGCCGCGACACGATTGCCCGGATGGCAGGATTTGAGAGACACCGTCAAAATTCAAATAAGCAATTAGGTGATGGATGTGGGAGGTTGATGTGGTTGGCATGGGGAGGTGATGAGGGTATTGAATGGGCACAAAGGAAATTGGAGCAAATCGACAAAGTAAAGCTGTCTGTTGGTGTACCGCATTACACAAAGGATGGCAAGTTGTGGGATGGTGCAACACATAAAGATGCAGACGGCAATTTGATGACTGGTGCTGAGCATACACCTGAGTCGGAGTATTTATACCATTACGAGGACATAAAAGCATTGAAAAAAACAAATCAGCAGTTCGCGATCAACGAACAAAAAATGGAGCTTTTCGGTGCAGCCATGTTGGCCGATGTCCCCATCTACCGCAACGACCAGCAGCTCGGCGAGTATTATGTTGTGTTTGACAAAGCAACAATATACACCATAGCGCAAAAGTTTTTTGAGAAGGGATTTTATCAAAACTTCAACCTGATGCATGATCCTGCGCAAAAGACACCGGGAGTATTTGTATTCCAGTCCTACATTGTTGACAGCGCAGAGGGCAGGATGCCACCGAAAGGATTTGAGGATGCAAAGGACGGCTCATGGTTTATCGGTGTAAAGGTGAACAATCCTGAGGTGTGGGCAAAGGTTAAGAGCGGAGAGATTAAAGGTTTTAGCGTTGAGGGTGTATTTGAGTACAAAAAGAAAGGATTGACCGCTGAGCAAATTTATAACGAGATAGGCAAATTGTTGGCCGGTTTAAATGACACAGCGCAGTGATTGTGTTATCTATAAAAAAAGCATTATGAATTATCAGGAAACTATCAACAAAATTAAGCAGCTATTTGAAGCGGCTGCGCCTGAGGTTGGTGTTGCACCTGTTAGCCCTGACGTAACAGCATTGGCGGACTACATCCTGCAAGACGGGACAAAGATCAATGTTGACAAATTAGAGGTTGGCGGTATGGTAACAATCAATGGCACACCGGCTCCGGATGGTGAGCATCAATTGCAGGATGGCACAGTCATCGAGACAAAGGATGGTGCAATCATCGAGATCAGTACTCCGGCTGAGGAGGTATCTGATGAGGAGGTTACATCGGATTTGAAAAAACAAAAAATGGAGGAGGTTGACAAATCACTTGCAGACAACACCGCAAAAATCAAAATGATTGAGGAAGCGTTGGCAAAGCAAAATGAGGCAATCAAATCAATGATGGAATTGGTTGAAAAGATGGCACAAGCTCCGATCAGTGAGCCGGCTGCAACTGTAAAAAATCAGTACACATCACAGGCACCAATGACCAAAAATGAAAAGTTTGAGGGTATTGTTAATGCAATCGCTCAATTGAAAAAATAATCTTAACCTATTAAAACTAAACAAAATGGGATTTAATGTAGACGCTCTGACTAACTACGTAATTCAGAACGAAAAACTTTTGGTGACTAAGTCACTATTCGATGCAAAGACGCAAAGCGTTATTCAAGCATCAGGAAATGTAATGGCTGGGGTAAAATCAGCAGAGACAATCAACGTATTGGATACCGATGCAATTTTCCAAACTGGTGGCACCTGCGGTTTTACCAGCAGTGGATCCAGTACGTTTACACAGCGTACGTTGACAGTGGGCAAATTTAAAGTGCATGAGTCATTGTGTCCAAAGACATTGGAGACAAAATATACTCAGTTAGCTTTGGCGGCCGGTAGCAATCCTCAGGCAATGCCATTCGAGCAGCAGTATACTGATTTAAAATCAGGTGTAATTGCTGAGCAATTGGAAACAGCGTTGTGGCAGGGTATAACATCATCAGCTGATGTAAACCTTAATAAATTTAATGGTATCGCCAAATTGCTTTTGGATAGTGGTGTGAGTGTAAATGGTAACACAACCGGTATCACTGTTGCAACTGGTATCACTTCAACAAATGCATTGACAATTATCAACAACATTAAGAATGCTTTGCCTGCAAGAGTAAAAGGTAAAAAAGACGTTCGCGTTTGGTGCGGTTGGGATACATTTGACAAATTGGTTGATGCTTATGTGACTGCAAATTACTTCAACTATGGTGCTGCAAATTTGATGTATGAGAATGGTGAGTTCATCATACCGGGTACAGCTTACAAAGTGACTGCCGCTCATGGTTTGGATGGTACAAATAAGCTCTACGCAATGAGAGATAGCAATTTGTATTTGGGTTGCGACATATTAGGAGAAGAAGATAAGTTTGAAATTTTTTATGCGAGGGAAGCTATGGAAATTAGATTTGTCGCAGAATGGAAACTTGGCGTACAACTGGCGTTCCCAAATGAGACAGTGAGCTTTATTTTGGTACCGTAATTGGATAGTAACAATGGGGGAGGATTTAAAACCTCTCCCATATTTTAAAAATTTTAAATATATACATCATGCCATGCGCATTAACACAGGGATATAACCTCGATTGCCGCGATAGTATCGGAGGCGTTAAAGAGGTCTATTTTATGGAGCTTGGAAATTTAAGCTCTTACACTGAGGCATCTGGTGTGGTTACTGCCATTACCAAAGCCGCAGGCAAAAAGTTTTACAAATATAATTTGGTGAAGCAAACAGCCATGTTTGAGGATACATTGACCGTATCTGAGGAGAATGGTACTGTATTCGCTGATCAAAAGTTGAGCATCATCCTCAACAAATTGCAGGCAAACACTCGCAACGAATTGCTTTTGTTAGCTCAGAATTTGTTGGTTGCTGTTGTTGCTGATCGTAATGGTAAATACTTCATCTTAGGTTTAACCAATGGACTTGTCATCACAACTGCAAAAGGTGAGTCAGGTACAAAGATGGGCGATCGTAACGGATACACAATTGAGTTTGTGGGAGCTGAGCCGGCTCTCGCTCAAGAGGTTGCATCAGGTATCATCGCAGGACTTACATCATAAGATATTCCCGAATGAAAATAAAATGCTCGGCTAAATGGCCGGGCATTTTTTTTGACACAAAACAGCCATTGTGATATTTATTTTCGATGATACAATTGGTTAAAGGTGTCAATAAAAATGTAGTACTAACATTGTCGGAGTTTACAACTTTGACAAATGCGTATTATCTTTTTATATTTCAGCACGTTACAACAAAACAAACAATCAGCTTTGTGCTACCAATGAGCGCGGATTTAAGCACGCACCAATGGAGATACAATGAGTTTTTGATTGCAGCATCCCATTTCAACAGCGCACCAGTCGGCAAATATCAATATCACATATACGAACAGGCAAGCAGCTCAAATACAAATCCATCAGGGTTGACATTGGTTGAGCAGGGCAAAATGGATTTAAACAATGCAGCAGCTTTTGAGTTTACTCAATACGAAACTGCAACAAATTACACTCAATATGGAGGATAGGCAAATTATTGTACTCAAATTTGAGGATAGCAAAATCCCCGAATTTAAGGAGGTAAGAGGTAAAGAGTGGGTATACTATGGGGATGACAATTTATACCCGGAATACCTCACAAAGTTATTTAACAAATCAGCAAAGCACAACGCCATCATCAATGGAAAGGTGACATATATTGTCGGCGAGGGTTTGTACACAAAGGTTGATGATGCAGAGGCAGAGAAAATGATGTTCAGAGCAAACAGCGCAGGCGAGAGCTTAAATGACATCATGAAAAAATGTGCTTTGGATGTTGAGATATTTGGAGGCTTTTATTTAAACATCATCCCAAACAAACTGGGTGGCATTGCTGACATTTACCATTTGGATTTTGAGCGCGTGAGAAGCAATGAGGATGGCTCGATGTTTTTTTACAAAAATGATTGGAAGCTCGGCAACAGGGACAAAGCTATGGAGTTTAAGGCATTCAATCCAAAGGACATGACCAGCTCCTCCATTTTCTCATATAAAGAATACAGACCGGGACTCCGCACATATTGTCTGCCAAATTACATTGGTGCAATGAATTACATCGAGGCAGACATGGAGGTATCAAAGCATACATTGACCAATGCAAAGGCTGGTTTCTCGGCAACTAAGTTAATAAATTTTTACAACGGAGAGCCTGCACCAGAAATGCAACGCGACATTCAAAAGAGAATGGAGCGCAAATTTACCGGTGCTGATGGCTCAAAGATAATTATTGCGTTCAACAATGATCCTGCAAAAGCACCAACAGTACAGGACTTAGGTCAGAGCGATTTGACAAAAGAGGATTTCCAGCAAGTGGATGCGCTCATCACTCAAAATCTAATGGCAGGGCATCAGATCACAACACCTGCATTGTTTGGTATTAGTGAGCCGGGCAAATTAGGTCAGCGCAACGAGCTCAAAATGGCCTATGAGATATTCCAAAACACTTACATCAATCACAAACAAAGGTCATTAGAGAAGGTATTTAATTATTTGGCAAAGTACAAAGGTGTAAAAACTGAGCTGTATATCAGGCCATGTGATCCGGTTGGTATTGAGGTGACTGAGAGCATGATCATTCAGACAGCTCCAAAATCATGGATACTCGACAAGATTGGTGTTGACACAGAGAAATACAATGACTCAAATATTGCAGGTGTGCCTATAAAAAAACCAACAATTGAGGATACGGATGCATCTCAAAAGGTTATAGATAGTATCAATTCATTGTCTCCATTGGTAGCAAATAAAGTACTCGAGACAATGACAGCTGATGAGATACGTGCTCTCGCGAGCTTATTGCCAAATCCGGCAGTAAAGACACCAACAGAGCAGGCAAATGTACCTGAGCAAATGGAGTCAGAGTCATCGACAAATGTCAATAGTGTGTTAACCAATTTAACAGGCAGACAACACCAACAAATCAGCCGCATTGTGCGTCAATATACACAAGGTAAATTGTCGCTGTCACAGGCATCCATCATGCTCAAAAACGGGTTTGGGTTTACTGATGATGATGTGACAGCTTATTTAGGATTGAACGATCAAAAGTTTAGTAAGGAGTACACTGAGGAGGAGGTTGCGCATCTATTAAATGAGATGGGTGAGCAGCGCGAGATGTTCCATGTCATCCACAGCAGGGAGAACAAATTTACCAGTGATGCGGACATGGTTGCATTTGAGGAGGCATTTTTTAAAAAGGAACAGTTTGCCATCACTGAGAAGGTGACTGATTTGGAGGCAAATGTTTTGAAGCTCATCCAAAAAAATCCAAACATCACAACGGCAGACATTGCCACAGCAACTGGTGTTGAGAAGGCATATGCTGAGGAGGTAATATCAAAACTTACTGAGCGTGGTTTCATCACATCAACTGAGGTTAGTGGTGTTGGCGGTACATTGGTGACTCGCAAACTTACTGATACATTGCCATCACTTGTCGGTAAGATTAGCAAAAAGCTACCTGAGATTGTCATCCGTTACAGCTACGAGGTAAAGCCGGGTGTTGGTGCGCCTATTATTCCCGGCACACGCCCATTTTGCAGAGAGATGCTGCGCAAAGACAGGCTGTTTTCGAGGCCACAAATTGAGGCATTGAGCGTTGTGTTGGGGTATTCTTTATGGGATCGCAAAGGAGGATTTTGGAATAAGGGCAAAGGCAAAGGCATATCAGCCGACTGCCGCCACATGTGGAAAACAAATATACTTGTAAAAAAATGAGTAAAAACATCTTAATGCTGTCCGTAGCTTTATTAAAGGAGCGCACAGCAATACATGACAACATCGATGAGAAGTTGATATATCCTGAGATTAAGGCAGCACAGGACATGTTTATCCTGCCAGTGCTCGGCTCTGCGTTATTCAATAAGATACTCGATGACATCGACTCAAATACATTGGCAGGCAACTACAAAGATTTGGTTGATGATTATATACTGGACACGCTCATCAATTACACAATCAGTGAGCTGCCGCTCGGATTGACATATCAGTTTTGGAATAAGGGTGTAGCACAGAAAACAACAGATCAAAGTTTGACACCGTCAATGTCTGATTTGTTTAGTGTTGCGAGTAAGTACAAGCGCAGAGCTGAGGAGTATGCGCAGAGGTTGAGATTGTTTTTGCGTGAGAATGCTGACACTATGTTTCCTGAGTATATCAATCCGGGCAGCGGTGTTGATACGGTGATACCTGAGACACAGGGGTACTCAAATCCGATTTATCTCGGGGATGTATCACCATACAGCACAGAGTACAAAACATACGAGAGTAAATATCAGGGTAATTTACCGCGATGCTAAAAACATGAGTAAAAACATCAAACGAACAAACGAGGCAAAATTAAAATTGTACCTCGCAAAGTTGAAAAAAAATGACACTAAATCAGGTAGTACAAAAGCTGGAGCAGCTCGCTCTAAGCCATAAACAAATTAACCATTTCTTTTTTGGTGAGGTTGTTGACTGGTTGGCGAATGGGGACATAAGATACCCGGCATGTTGTGTTGAGGTAAATCCTTCGACAATCAGTAAGGATGACCATCAGACAATTTACAGCTTTGAGATATGGTTTTTGGATTTGGTGAATGTGGATATGGAGGCAAATGAAAATGAGCTCGAGGTTATGAGTGATCTCACCAGTATTGCGGAGGACTACATTGCCATGCTTAATTTCAGTCAGTATCAAGATATTTGGACAATTGGTACAACATATCAGTTGGAGTATTTCAGAGAGAAGTTTGAGGATTTGACAATCGCTGTGAGGTTTACATGCAGCATTGGTGTTGACAATACAACAGACAGATGTCAGGTGCCTGCAACAGGGGTGACATTTGAGAGCGGTACTGAGTATCCTCCACAAATACAAATACAGGAAAATACTGTGTACACTTACACGTACACATGTGACGGCTCAGAACTTTATGCAATCAGTGCGGCTGATGTTGTGAATAAGGAGGTTTTATTGGTTTTTGTTGGTGATAAAAGATTGAGCGAGGCGGCACACAGTCCGGGAGTTAATGAGTATGAGTATGATGCTGCGCTCGGTGAGTTCACTTTTTGTGTTGAATTACAAGCTGGTCAAGTAATACAAATTTTATATAGATGAGATTGATATTTTTATTTTTATTGTTGCCATTTGTTGGCAAGTCACAAAATGACACTACCAAATACTACAAGTCATTTGACTATGGATGGAATTATCAAAGATTAAAAGCTCGCGCAGCAATGGTGTTGCCATCGGACACAATCGCAAACAAGCTCGGTATTGTGACAATCGACACATCCGTATTTGTGGGCAATGGTGTGAGATGGGCAAAGGTTGGCGGCGCAGGCGGAGGAGGTATATCAGCTGACTCCTTAACCTATTACACAAAGTTTCGCAGTGATACGAGCCGCACAAATATATACAATGCAATAGGTAATAAATTAAATACCTCAGACACAACAAATGCATTCCTGATTAGTGTCTCACAACCAAATGACAGCTCGTTGACATTTGTCAAAGGCACAACCAGTACAAACTACATCATCAGGGCATCAACAGCAGGATCAGCAACGCGGTTGATTACGAGGGTTTACAATAGCACAGGCAGCACAATTTCGAGGGGAAGCGTTGTGTACATCAGCGGAAGACACTCAAGCAATTTGCCGACAATAGAGCTTGCACAGGGCAACAATGAGGCGAATAGTTACAAGACATTTGCTGTGGTTGAGAGTGACATCCCAACGAGCAACAGCGGTGTTGTGGTGCAAGCCGGCAATGTGGGCAATCTTAATTTGCCGACATCATCATACACTGATGGGGATGTTGTGTACCTAAGTCCAACAGTGCCCGGAGGCATTACAATAGTCAAGCCATTGGCACCATTTCACATTTGTAAGATAGGCAGCATCACACGTGCCCATCCTACCTTCGGAAGTTTGGAGGTAAAAATCGAGAACGGATGGCAGATGGATGAGCTGAGTGACGTGTCAATACCTTTGTATCCAAATGACAGCGTATTGTTGCAGTTCAGCCGGGTTGACTCACTATGGCATGATGTGAGCGTGACAAATGCCATTGGCAACAAATACCTCAAACCATCAGACAGCACAATATATCAGCCTAAATTTCGCAGCGACACAGCACGTACAAATACGTACAATGCCATAAGTACAAAGGTAAATTCGTCAGACAGCACACTTTATCAAACGAAATTTCGGAGTGACACAGCACGTACAAATACGTACAGCGCAATTGCTGGCAAATTTACTTTGCCATCACTTACAAGTGGCTCAGTTTTATTTTCTGATGGTACAACCATCGCGCAGAAAAATGCAAACTTTTTTTGGGATAATACAAATAACCGGTTAGGACTGGGGACAACATCACCAGCAAATGCATTTGATGTTGTGAGAGGCACAGCTGGCACAATGGGCAGGGGTACATTTGAGAGTGGATCATTCTCATTTAATGGGGATGCAAAAGTCGGAGTGTACACATCATCAGCAACGGCAACTGATGGAGCAGGCATTGCATTCGCTCAAACTAATTTGCAGGCAAATAGTCGGTATCCGGGTTTTGAGATGCAGTATGTTTATTCCAGTACAGTTGCGAATAATGCATGGAGAGTTAATTATACCGAAAGGTCAAGTGCTGGTGCTGTACAAAATTATACTGCAAATGTATTAGCTGCCTATGCTAATGGTACTGTTATGATAAATCCAACAGCAAGTGGAGTGACTGCATCCGCAAAATTATTGGTAGGCAGAGCGAGCTCAACATTTACTTTTGATGTAAATGGTAGTGCAAGAGCAAACCAATTTTATTTGTCAGCTTTAAACACAGCACCTGCATCAGCATCAGCAACCGGTACAACTGGTGAGATACGGATTGACGCAAATTATATTTATATATGCACCGCGACAAACACATGGAAGCGCGTTGCAATAGCAACATGGTAAAAAATATACAATGATACAAATACAACCTTTAAGCATTCCGACACAGGGCACAGCAGTGGCCATGATCCTCAAATGTCAAGTGCTTGACATGACAGCGACAACAGCTGACTTTTATTTTGAGCTCATTAGTGCAGGCACATACAATTCACCGCATAAAGTTTTGACATCAGGAAACATCAGCATGACTGAGGCGGAGTATGACCAATGGGGAGCGGACAACACATATTGCATACAATGGGCAGCAAATAAACTTGGTTTAACTTTAATCTAATATGAAACAGCATTTTGACTTACTGGGAGTTTGGTTGCTATCGATTGCAACATTTCTGACATCATCTGAGGTACTCGGTTTTTTTGCAATTGCAGCCAGTGTGACAACAATTGTGAGCAATATGCCGGGAGTAATTAAATTTTTCAACAAATACATAAAAAATGAAAAGTAGCAAAACAACAGTTTTCGGGGTTATTTTAGCGGCATTGGTTGCAATCCAGCCGATTGTTGAGGGTACAGGTTACCATTTGGATGGTGCGTCATTTGTAAAAATCCTATTCGCGGCATCACTTGCTGTGTTTGGATATTTGGCAAAGGACTACGATGTGACCGGTAAATAAAAAAGGAGAGAGTAAATACTCTCTCCGATACCCCTGTAAACGATAACCATGTTTGCATCACAAATATATATAAATGCGCACAAACCGCAAAAGATTATTTTTTGACATCGAGGTCGCACCAAACATCGGATTGTTTTGGGATGCCGGATACAAAAAAAATATCTCGCCTGAGAGCATTATAAAGGAGCGCGCAATTATATGCATTTGTTATAAGTGGGAGGATGATGAGGAGGTGCAATGGTTGACATGGGATACCCGGCAGAACGATAGAAAAATGTTGCAGGAATTTATCGCTGTTGCCAACAAAGCTGATGAGATTGTCGGGCACAATGGTGACAAATTTGACCTCGCATGGATCAGGACTCGATGCCTGTTTCATGGCATCCCAATGTTTCCCAAATATGTGACTGTTGACACACTTAAAATAAGTAGGTCACAGTTTAAATTCAACAGCAACAAGCTCGACTATATTGCCAAATTTTTAAATTTAGGCGGCAAAACAAATACTGAGTACTCCATGTGGTCTGACATACTTCTCAAAAATGACCGCAAACAATTGGACAAAATGGTTGATTATTGTGTCAATGATGTGGTTGTGCTTGAGAATGTGTACAAAGCAATGGCAAATCATATCGCGCCAAAAACACATTTTGGTGTGATATTTGGCAGCTCAAAGCATGATTGCCCTGAGTGTGGCTCCGATTCCTTATTAAAAGATGGTTTTACATACTTGGCAAGTGGAGCAATGAGGCAGCGTTATCAATGCAAAACATGTCACAAATACTTCACAGCAAATGAGAAAAAAAATAAAAATTGACCAGTACAATTGTGATCTCATTGTTGCAGTTAGCGATAAAATCAAAGAGGACACCAATAAGATACTCAAAAAATACAAATTAACGCAGCGCATTGACTACGAGATTGAGGGCATTTTTTTGTTTCATGACATCGACAAATACTATTTGCTGTTAAGCTCACAGCATTTGAGCCACAATACTATTGCTCATGAGATTTACCATGCTGTTGTCAGGATTACAGAGGACAGAGACATCTCAGATGAGGAGGCACAGGCATGGTTGATGGGATATTTAACTGAGATGGTTTACCAATTTTTAAATAAAAAGGATGTCAAAATTAAATAGGATATTATTTGTCTGCGTTATCATCGCAGGATGCTATACTCAGAAAACTGCGCTCAAGCATTTAGAGAAAGCGAAGCTAAAGGAGCCGGGAGTGACATCAAAGTTTGTGGCCGACAACTATCCTCCGGGAGTATCAAAGATTGACACCATCACCAATGTTGACACAGGGTATATCATGGTGCCAGTTTACAATACTGATACAATCCATTTGACAAAAAATGAGATTGTCAAAGTTGACAAAATAAAAGTAGTAACGAAAACCGTCACTATTACAAAGTCGATTGTTGACTCTGCGAGGGTAAATGACCTAATGCATCAATTGAGCCTGTGCAAAGCTGACAAAGACAAAATAAAAGACAAAGGCAACAATCTGATGTTTTGGTTGTTTGTCGCGTTGTGTGTGAGCTAGATTATTAACCACATAATCTATATTATTAAATGATCGCAATCACATCACCGGGAGCTCAGGCCATCATCAAACACTGGGAGTCAAAACCATTATTGAAGGACAAAAGATGGCTGGCATATATACTCGCCACAGCATACCATGAAACAGCTCACACGTTTGATCCTGTGCGCGAGATAGGCAGAGGCAGGCTCAGGCCATACGGCAGGAAACGCAAATTGACTGGTGAGCCATATACCATTGACCAAATATACTATGGTCGCGGCCATGTACAGTTGACATGGTATGAAAACTATGAGAAGTTTGGGAAGCTGTTGGGTATTGACTTACTCAACAATCCTGACCTCGCTCTCGACATGAATACATCAATACGCATCATGTTTGCAGGCATGACGCGTGGATTGTTTACAGGGGTTAATTTAAGCCGATATTTTAACGATCAGCGTGAGGACTGGGTAAATGCTCGAAAGATAATTAATGGCTTAGATTGTGCCGATAAAATTGCTGAATACGGCAAAGAATTTTTAACTTTGGTTTGATTTTGGAATTTGTGTTTTTGATTTGCTCCGGTGTTTCTACATCGGAGTTTTTTTATTGGTGGTTTTGGTGGTAACAAAAGTGGTTTTGGTGGTTTTGGTGGTGTAAATACTTTCCCAATCTTCCCAAATGTGCAAATTGGGAATGTTTTTTTTGTCTGATTTCTCGGTCATTATCTACAAAAAACATAGGTTATTGCATGAAATATGCGACATGTGAATAACTTTTTTTTCCTCTGAAAGTATTGATTTTATTGAGTTTTGTCGGTTTATATTTTACTACCATAAAAAAAACTATTAAAAATGTTTGGAAAATAGGAAAGAGGGTGTATCTTTGGTATTCCAAAAACAAAACACCATGTCAAAATCAAAAGAAACTTACCGCCTGACACACATGCTACCGGCATACACTGAGCAACAATGGTTGCGCAGTTACAATGATTATCTTGCATTATATTTTGCAACACCAGTTGAGAAAAGAAAATCACATACCTTTCAACAAATGGTGCAGCTTATGCAGGACATCAAAACTTTTCTAAAATCAAAAGGACACAAATTTTTTTAAACCAAATCAACACAACCATGAAAAAAGCAATCATCATCATCGGCCTGTACATCGGCATTCTCGCAGTCATCGCATTCACTCATTTTATTTACCAAATATTTCATTCATGAAAAAAGGCAGAAAACCAATCACCGACAAAAAACAACCAGTGACAATCTTTGTGAGACAATCACTCATAAAACAACTGGGCATCGACAACCTCAAAAACAAACTTCATGCGTCTATTCAACATCATCAATGCGCTCCTCAAAGAGAAACAAATCAAAGTATTTGTTGAGCCTACAAACTATTTTGCTGCAAACATTTTTTACATCGACAACAACAACTTCACTAAATTCCTGCATGAGACACTCGCCATTGATGGATCAGTACAGGACTACTTTGCAGAGAATCCGCTCGACATTGTCATTGATGGCATATATTGCTATCTTATTTTTAATAACGAAATAATCATCAATGACAAAAAAGAGACAGCTTAAAAAAGAATATTACCGACCAATAGTCAAACTTTTATTAATCAAATCAACACAACCATGTCAACCTATTTCATTAACACCAACACGAAACAAATCACGTTCACAGACAACCGGTTTTACACGAACGAAGCCGGGCAGCATGTGCCATCAGTTACAACAATTTTGCAGGCGTATCCTAAAGACGCGCATTTTTTCAAATGGCTAAAGGAGGTAGGCGAGGATGCCGACACCATCAGAGATGAGGCAGGGCGCAGAGGCTCAATAGTCCACAAACTTACTGAGGAGTACGATGCAGGGATGGAGATAAACCTCCTCAACACCGATGGCAATATCGGGTACAAGCTCGCGGAGTGGTCAATGTTTGAGAGGTATGTTGACTTCCGTAAATCTCATGAGCTCGAGGTATTACTCAGCGAGGTTAACATCATTGATCCAAAGCTCGGATATGCCGGCACAGTTGACCGCGTGATCAGGTACAATGGCAAAACCATATTGGTTGACATCAAAACCTCAAACGCCATTCATGATCAGTACTGGTTGCAATTGGCCGCATACAGCGAGCTGATAAAAAAGAACGCCAAAAAAATAAAGATTGACAATGTTGCCATCCTGTGGCTGAATGCAAAGACACGCACATCAAAGCAATTTCAGGGCATTGGCTGGCAGTTAGTGTTTAGAGATAACAAAGACAGACCAAATGACTTAGAGCTGTTTAAAGCGACTCAAAAGCTGTGGACAGCACAAAACAAAACTTTACAACCAAAATCATTACAATACAATTTAAGCCACAAATTATGAGCGAGATAATAACAGACAACCACATCCTGCAAATCAAATACGAGCAATTTGTAAGGACATCAACCAGACGGGAGGAGTGTCATGGTTACCATTATTTTGAGGATGTCGATGTCAAAAACATCATTGAGTCAATCACCATTGGTGTAAATGGTGTTGAGATAGACATCACCGATAGATTAACCGATATTGAGAAACAACAAATCAGCGAAAATTTATGACATCAATCGACTACCTATTCAACGAGCTATGGGATACCCCAAAGGACAAATTTGAGTGGCATGCCATACTGGACAAAGCAAAGGAAATGCACAAAGAGGAGATCATCAATGCATACAATGAGGGGGACTGTTTCCCTCAGGACTATTATCATGGAGCTGATTACTACAAAAAGAATTTTTTAACCAAAAGCTGATGGGTAAGCCATCACAACAATTATGGGA